TCAAAAATCAATATATGCTGAGAATTTATCTCCGATATTATCTTTAGCAAATTCTGTAATGTGCGTATAGACATTCATAGTAGTCTTTAAATCGGAATGCCCTAGTCTATATTGTACTTGTTTTAAACTCATACCAGAATCGAAGAGTAAGCTCGCATGAGTGTGTCTAAATCCATGTATTCTTATCGGTTGAAGCTCCTTATCTTTAAGAATGTCATGAAGCCATTTTCGGGGTTTTGAAGGTGATAATATCCCTCCGTTTTCGGATTCGAATATACGTGTTGTTTTTGGATATGTATTATGAAGTTGATCCAAGATATTACATGTTTTAGCATCGAGGCTTATAAGACGAACACTTGCTTTTGTTTTAGTAGCAGCAACCTCTAGTCCAAGTGGGGAATTAGAAACAGCTTTATTTATGTCTAAAGTTTTTTTACGATAATCATTCCATTCGAGAGCAAGTAATTCTCCTTTTCTTATCCCTGTGAAAGCTAACAATCTAAAAAGAGCTATTTTTTTGATGTTTTCTGTTTGTTCTACTAACTTCATGAACTGCTTAAGCTCATCTGGATTGTAGAAGTCTTTTTTATTTTCGGCAGTTCTTTTAATTTTAGATGAAGTCACAGGAAGCGCAGGATTAGCTTGTATGTAGCCATAAAGAGCGGCATAGTTAAATACCTTACGAATCATTCCAAAGAGCTTACGTGCAAATTTGAGCTTCTCTGCAAGGTCATTCTGGTAGTCTTGTAACATCAATGGTGTAAAATCAGAAAGTTTAGTATCCCCAAATTCAGGTAAGACATGTTTATCAAAAGCACGAGTAGTTTTATAGTAGGTGCTGTTTTGCACTTCTTTCTCATAGACAACTAACCACTCATTATATAGCTCTCTGAAAGTCATTTCACTCTTAGGCGTGGGGTTCTCTATTTCATTTTGAAGTTGCATTAGTGCAGCTCTTGCTGAAGCTTTAGTTGTGAAACCAGAGCGCTTTATATATTTGTCTTTGCCATTTTCTTTTCCCACATAAACTCGAAACTTGTAAGCAGTAGTGCCATTTTTCTTTTTATAAGATTTTATATCCATATTTGATTTTTACCTCACGCTACTTAAAAATAGAAAATATTAAAACCACTCTTAAGAGTAGTTTTTAAGATAACGAATAATCCGTCCTAGCCGTCCAAAGTTAGGGACGGATTTTTTATTTATTTTTTGTTTCAAAAATACTATTGCAATTTTGGCAGAACCATTGCTTTTTACCTTTTTTTCCAGCAAACCCTGCAAGAGCCCCAACTCCACCAGTTAATACTGTGCCACCTACAGCTTTCCCAACCGAGAAGGCTTTTTTGTCTTGCTGCATGAACTGGACATTAGTGCTGTTGCATTTTGGGCATTTAATTGCATTGGTATTAGGTTTCGATATATTAGTGTTGTTTCCTTGAGTAGTAGGTTTATATTTTTGTGCTGAGTGATCATCAAATAATGTATCAAGAGTTACATTATTTTTGAAATATTCAACATCATATCCCCCCATACTTACACCAGCTTTATTAATACAACGTTCGCAAATATAAGACCCGTCTTTCAATTTAAAACGATTGCTAAAATTAATTTTATTGGAACAAGAAGCACATTTATTTCCACTAATATTTTTTACAACATCTTTTTTACTTCTTCCAGCAATTTCAGACATTTTCTCTGGGTCCTTTTTTGCGTCTGAATATTCTCTGAGTGATTTTGCTTTGAGTAGTTCTTTAAATCCCATAATTTTCTCCTTGTCAGTTTTGTGATGGTGCACATTATATACTTATAAATCAATTTCTACTTTGACGGCTTGACCGATTACAGCTGCTGGATTATCTTGTGTAGCAAATTGATCTTTAAATTCTTTGTTGATTGACACAAGTCTCAAGCAATCTATTTCATGATAAATTTTCTTTAAAGTTGCCTGACAATCATCTTGGAAAAGAACAGCTCCAATAGTACCGTCAGTCACATCAGGAACAGCTTCAATTAAAACATAAGCTCCATATGGAATCTTTGGCTCCATGCTATGTCCATCGACCATTAACCAATAATAATCACGAGCAGAAGATAAGAAGTGCGCAGGTACTGGTCTTGTACCGTCGAAGTTTTCTACTGCATCAAGAGGAAGTCCAGCCGCTATCCTACCAAGAATAGGAACATCTATCATGTCTTCATCAGATTCATATTCCATAGTGTTTGTAGGCATAACGAAATTCTCTAATATCTTTCTACTTATGTATGGTGGTAAATCATCAGGTATCTTATTAATTGGAATCACTTTAGATTCTTTTTTCTTTTCTTGGTTTTGCTCATCTAATTGATTGGTTGCAGTGTTTAAAACAACTTTTTGTCGTGGCTCTTCGAGCTGTGAACTGATTTTATTTATTTCGGATAGAGTAGAAGATGTTTCTGAATGCTTTTCTACTAAATCAGATTTATCTACTCCAAAATACCGAGACATTAACTCTATTTTATCAATCCTTGGGTATGTTTTTGCATTAACCCAGTCCAAAACAGTAGTATACTTAAAACCCATAATTTCGGAGAACTCTTTAACATTTAAGCTTTTTTTAGATAAATGCCGTTTTATGTTCTCAGACATTATTTCTTTGTTTCCTAAATCTTTTGTTTTCATATTCATATTATACGGTTAAACCATAAAAAAAGCAAGAAAACGCCATAATTATAAAATAAAACCCAAAAAAAGAAAGTTTTTTATTGACAAACACGGTTTAACCGTGTTATAATTAACTCATAAAGTCAAACAAGCGAACAAACATAGCAACACCTAGTACGACGAAGGAGCGATGTTGCAACTGTAGTTACACGTTGTATTCAACTCAGCGTAAGTAGCTGTTTGACAAATAAAAAAGCCCCAGTGGGCGGAAAGGATAAGATGAATGGTAAAAGAAGAAAAAGAACCCCAGTTTCGATTGTCTGACGAACCTGTAGCATCAGAAATCAAAGCTGGAGTGTTAGTTGCAACTAAAGAAAATCTAATTGAAGAATAAAGTAGTCTCAGCTGCAGTTGTCGGTACGCCATCTTTTAACAGAACAAATGAAAAAGTTGTCGAAGTCTTAGAAGTAACTACTGGAGTATTAATTGGGATTCCCAATGCAATTCCATATAAATTTTCTTGACCTGTATCAATTATTTTACGTTGTTCTGGAAAAGGTTGTGAGTCAAAAATTGGTTCTTTATCAGCAAGGACTTTGAAAGTATATTTATCTAAGTCATCGCTAAGTATAAGCTCAGAAACAAGAGTGAATTGTGGGTTTAAAGCTACGTTCCCACCATTGAGAAATACAATAGATATTGGTACACCATCTTCTTGACACGCATAGAAAAAGTTGATTTTATCCATATGAAGCTCCTTTCTAATATATTTGAATAAAAGCCGTTAAACAATCATTCAACTATATTATATCACGGAGTTATGATACGTGGCACTAGCCACAGGGAAGACTGGCGAAGAGGTTCGATTCCTCGACTTCCCATACTGCGAAAGCAGAAATATTTAAATTTTAGAAAGGAGCTAGTATGGCAGAGAAAACACCAGTAACTTATACATTGTTGCAATTACGAACAGGTAAACGTTGGACTCAAAAAGAAGCAGCTAAAAAGCTAGGCGTATCTGAATCTACATTATCAAAATGGGAGAATGCCGTTAGATTTCCAACAATGGATCAAGTTTGGGTAATAGAAGATATCTACGAAGTACCATTAAGTGGTATTAATTTTTTACCAGAAAACACGGTTAAACCGTATAAAAATAAACAAGCTAGTTAGGAAGGTGAAGCATGAGACAATTACAAAATTTCACAAATGGAATCTTCAATCTTGACGTTAAAGTCGAGGGAGAACAAGTTCTATTTAGTGCAGAACAAGTCGCAAAATCGTTAGGTTTAACTCAAAAGCAAAATAAGAGTGGAAAGATTTACGAGAGCATTCGCTGGGAAACTATTAATAAATATCTTCCCCAACTTTCTGGGGAAATTGAAAAAGGCTCATTTATCAGTGAACCTATGGTTTATAAACTAGCATTCAAAGCGAACAATGCTGTATCTGAAAAATTCACAGATTGGCTGGCTGTTGAAGTCCTCCCAACCATCCGTAAGCATGGGGCATACATGACGGATGCAAAGGCTAAAGATATTCTTTCGGGCAATGGGTTAGCAGATTTGTTACTTCAAGCCGGTAATCAAATTAAGCAGCTAGAATCTGAAAAAGCACTCATGCAAGTTGAACTCGCTGAAGCAACTGAAAAGACACGATACCTTGATTTGATTCTAGATAGCCCAGATGAGTTGATTGTTAAGCAAATAGCTCAGGATTACGGAATGAGCGCTGTTAAGTTTAATCAGATTTTGAATAAACTAAGAATTCAATATAAGCAAAACAATCAGTGGCTTCTGTACTCGAAATATCAAGGAAAAGGCTATATCAGAAGTCGAACATTTAACTACATAGGAAATGACAATAAGCAACATACACGAATCAATACTTGTTGGACTCAAAAAGGACGTGAGTTCTTGTATCGTAAATTGAAAAAGAATGGACATCTACCACTTGTAGAACAAGATGATTTAGCAAGTTAGAAAGGGAATTTAATGTTTGAAGAAATGATTGAGAACTTAAAAACTAGTGTTCGTGCAACGGTTCTTGAAACTGTTCAAGATATTGTAGTTGAAAACTTTCCTGAATTACTTAGTTATTCTGATTTAAAAAGAATGCTTGGAGGTATCGATGATACAACTTTTGGTTTTTATGAATCAATGCTCGAACCTGCTAAATCAAAATGTGGTAAGGGAATGACTAGAAAAAGTTTTAAGTGGTCAAAAGAATTAGTAATAAAAATTATTAATGATCCCCGAAACTTACAGCTACAACGCAGAGGAAAATAACTAGAAAGGGATATTCATGTATCTAATCGTAGAACGTGACACAGGAGAAATTTTCGCCGATTTTATCACTAAGAACGTATGGTGCATGAATATCATAGCCAGTCGGCTGAACGCAAAAGCTATAAAAATATAGGAGTAAATAATGATTATAGGTACACAATTTACAGCTAGTAACGGCAGCACAGTTACAGTAATAGTGGATGAACAAGGCAAAGAAGTAAAGTGGGATATCTCAAATGTAAGATTCCCCCGAGTATTCACAGTGCTAAGTGATTACCTTCGCTACATGACAAAATAAAAAGCTCCTAGCGGCAACTAGGAGGAGAGGAGAAAAATATGAAATCAAAAACATTTGAAGAAAAACTTGTAGAAATTTTAGCACGTACATTGAGTGGAGAAGTTACTCCAGTCGAATATGCCTTAAGCAATGAACCAAGTAAAACTAAAGGAAAAGTTAATCAAGTCATAACTTTTGTGTATGAAGTTGATGAACCAACACCAGAAAACAGTCCAAAGTTGAACGATACGAAAAAATTAATTATTGACGAGAAAGTCCAAGGCGCTCAATATATAGATTTGACCACTGAGCAATTAATTAATCAAGTCGTCAAAAATATCGATGATAACGTAATCTCAGTTGAAATAAAAAAACGCCACAAAAGTGACGAGTTGGAAGAATGTATGACTGATCCAAGTCAATCATAGATATTTTCATTGATATATTTCCACTGGGCTTTGGTTAACCAGCCTTGTTTATTGTTAATAATTTCAGTTATGAAAAATCTATCACCTTTATCAATATAAGGTTTAAGTTTATCAATCATCTGTTGTGGAGTTAAATTCGACCTGAACAGGTAAGATGATTTCCAATAGCTACAACAGCGACCGTTAGAAATTTCTTCCTCTATGGTTTTGATAACTTCATCATACTTTTGACCTGGGCTATTCAAGTCGTAGGTTAACATGTAAGGTTTACTCAATATAAGTTCCTTCTTTCGATTTATATTTAGAATAAATCCGCAGCCGCGGTATTTCATTCATATTTATATGATAACAAATAAAATTAAAGACCACAATATATAGTTGTGTAAAACATATTTAACACTACATATGGTAGAGGAGAAAATGTGAAAAATATTTTAAATAGAGAAATGAAAAAGAAAAACATTTCTCAAATGGAAATTGCAAATAAAGTTGGGGTAAAACAACAGTATATTTCAAAGATTGTTCTTGGAAAAATCAAAAGTCCTAGCTTTGATTTAATATGCAAAATAGCAGATGCTCTAGAAGTTGATATCAACGAGTTCAGAGAAAAATAAAAAAGCTCACTTTGCAGAGTGAGCTGAGTAGAAACTTTGGAAAGATTCTACCATAATTTTAACACGAAAATTGGAGAAAACAAAGAATGGCAAATGAATTAGGTATTTTTAGTATCGATAAATTAAATATGACAACCGTCAAACAGTATCTGAAGGGTGGCGGTCAAGCAAGTGATGAAGAATTGGTATTACTCATCAATCTTTGTAAACAAAACAATATGAATCCATTTACCAAGGAAGTTTATTTTGTAAAGTATGGTTCACAACCCGCACAAATTGTTGTATCACGTGATTTTTACCGGAAACGAGCCATGGCAAATCCAAACTTTGCAGGTATTGAAGTTGGAGTCATTGTTCAGGAAGAAGATGGGACAATCAAAAACTTGGATGGAGCCTTTAAAACAAAGAAACAAGAACTTGTTGGCGCATGGGCTAGAGTTCATATGAAAAATTTCGAAATACCAATCCATGTAGCAGTTGCTTATGATGAATATGTCCAACTTAAGGAAGGACGTCCTAATAAGATGTGGAGCGCAAAGCCTTGTACCATGTTAACGAAGGTTGCAGAAAGTCAAGCTCTTAGAATGGCTTTCCCGGATGAATTTTCTGGAACTTACGGCGAAGAAGAATATCCTGAACAAAAGCAGCCTCGTGAAGTTAACGGAGTAAAAGAACCTAGTCGTGAGGAAATGGAATCTTTTGATCAGAATAAATATCTAGAACAAAAAAAAGCAGAGCTTGAAGCAGCTAAACAAACAATAGATGTGAATCAAGAAACAGGAGAAATCTTAGAAGGAGAAGTTGTTTCTGGGGAAGTGACTGCGGAGGACTTTTAAATGAACGGAATTCAAGAAATCAGAGTAGATTTTGAACCAGCAATTATCAATATAGCAGAACGTGAACAATTCGAGCAGTATGTCAATGAAGTTGTTACTAAATACAAAAATTATACAGTTTCTGCAGAAACATTGAAAGATGATCGAGCAACAAGGGCCTTACTTAACAAGCTAGTTAAACAAATTGATGATAAGCGAAAAGAAGTTAAGCGTGAATTTAACAAGCCACTTGATGAGTTCACTGCATGGGTGAAAAAGGCGAGCGAACCGCTTAACAAAACAGTCGCATCCATTGATAAATCTATTAAAGAGCTTGAAGAGCATGAAAAACAAATTCGAAGCGAAATCATTCGAGCAGAAATTCAGAATCTGACTAAAGAGTCTGGTATTGATCATAGAATTTTTGAAGGCATGGTTGCTGAATGGTCCAAAGCAGCAAACTTCAATAAAGATTTTAAACCAAAGAAAACTTTACAAGATAGCATGAGCTATGCTGTTGAGCAAGAACGACTTAAGCAAGAAGAAAGTAGAAAAAACAAGAAAAACATTTCAAATTTTGCTTTCATGAGCGGGATCAGTGACACTCCTTATATTCGTATGTATGACGATGGGAAAGAAGTCTCTGAAATCATCGAAATAATGAATGAAGATATTGCAAAAGAGAAATCTCGTAAAGAAGCCGAAGAAGCTCAACGCAAAGTTGAGGAACAAAAACGGCAAGAGTTGGTCAATCAGCAACTCCAGAAAGATTTCAATGGACAAGATGAACAGACACAATTGCAAGAAGAAAAGCTATCAGAGAGAGTTTTACCTGAAGAAGTTGAAACACCAAGTAAATCTGAAAAAATTAAAAAACGCTATCGGGCCACAATTGAAATAGAGTTTGAAAGCCTAGAAGATAAAGATCGATGGAAACGATGTATGGTGGCAAATGGTTTTGGAGATTTTAAAGCAATAAGTTTTGAAAAAATAAAATAACAACACGTGCTCGGAATCACACTAAAAGCAACGTAGATTCATTTGTTCAGTAATAAGACGGTAATAACAGAAAATCGTATTTTGTCATTGAAACACGTTAGAAAGTCATAGTTTTATCTGAATATTAAATGGATCAGCATCACACAATAGGCTTTGTGCAGGAAGGACATGTAAGTCGGGCGCTATGTACTCACGGAGGCCCAGCGTTAACCTATTGTTTTTGGAGATATAAAATGAAACAAAGTATAAAACGAAAACGTGCGGGGGATAACTTCACAATTCTTAGTAATGAATTTTTACGTGATGAAAACTTATCTCTTAAAGCAAAAGGATTACTCGCATATATTCTTAGCTTACCTGATGATTGGAAAATTTATTTTGAAGAGGTTGCAGATCATCATAGAGATGGAACTAGAGCTGTTAGAACTGCATGGAAAGAACTAGAGGCTCTTGGTTATGCCAAGAATACAAAAGTACTTGATGAAAAAAAGAACTTTAAAGAGTGGATAAAAGAGGTTGCAGATTACCGTTTTACAGATGTGCAAAATGCACATGTGCGAAGTGCAGATACGCAAAGTGCAGATGCGCAAAAAAGCAAGCTACTAAAGACTAATACACCAAACACTAATAGACCAATTACTGATAAACAAATAAAATCATCATCAAAATCTGAGCTTATTTCATTCTGGGAAGAAAATTTTGGATTAGGTTCACTGACTGGATATACTTTACAGCGATTTGATGACTGGCTTGAAGATCATTCTGAAGAAATGGTGATAAAAGCAGCAGCAATAGCTGTTGAAAACAATGAACGGACAATTCGCTATGTCAATGGCATATTAAAAAACTGGGAAAATAAAGGAATTAAAAACTTAGCTGACCTTGAAAATCATGAATCTAAACGAAAGAATTCTAAATTCAAAACACAGGATCCTAAGCAATCTTCCAAAAATACGAAAAAAATCCCTGAATGGTCGGATGAAGCCAAGCTTATTAAAGCTGGCATCGACACAACAGGTATGACTCAAAACGAAATGTATCACCTTGTGAGAGAAAAGGGATTAGCTAATGGATGAGGAAATGGTTAGTTTTTCAGAAATACTCAGAGATTACTACTTAGAGCGTGCCAGTCGAGTTTGTTCTGGGGTTACTGTGGATCATTATGAACGTTGGAAAAATTGGTCAAGAAATAATAATTTGCCAATGGATCCAATTAAATTTATCGGTGATTTGACAAAGTTAACCCGTGATGAAGTAACAAATCGTTTGTTTGCATGGCATATGGAAATCAAAAATGGAAAAAAGGTGCGAGTTAATGATCACTTTGATCTGATTCCAGCAGCACCACTTAAAAATTAAAAAAAGAAAATAACATGACAGAAACAATTAAATTCGGCGAATTCTTTGAACTTATCTTCTCAGGAATGAAACTCAATATCAAAGCACTCAACACAGATAAAGCAAAAGCGGTTGATGGCTTGAAGAAACTTGCTGACAGAGAAGTGTTTAAGCAGTTTATTCCGTCACAGTTGCCTGTATTTGGAGATTGCCGTCCTTGTGGAGTGACACTTACAGTATATACACCAACTAAGCGCAGAAGTGATCCAGATAACTTGCAGCCAACGTTGAAAGCTCTCATGGATGGATTTACTGAATCTAAACTTTGGACCGATGATAATCACGAAGTCGTGAAGTTTACAAAATATCAGTTTGGCGGCCTATCTGGTCACAATGGTTACCGATTAGAAGTTGACGTTGAGGAACTGTAATGAGCAATTTTAAAATAGTAGACCCTCTGAACTTTCGACAAATATTTTACCTAGACAAATTCATGTTTGGGCACACTGGATTTATCGCAGGAGGATGTTTCAAAAATATTTTCAATGGTGAAAAGGTCAGAGATATTGATATGTTTTTTCAATCAAAAATAGAATTTGAAAAAGGGAAAAAAACCTTTCGAGATTTAGTTGAAAAGTATCCAGAAACGTGGCAAAAATCTTACGAAAATAAAAAGGTTTGGGCAGTTTATTCAAAAGAAGATGATATTACTATCGAACTAATAAAATCAGTTTTTGGAACTCCTCAAAATATTATTAGTGATTTTGATTTTTCGATAACAAAATTTGCGTATTTTTTAGATACACAAGAAAGTGAAGAAAACACTGTTGGAAAACATAAAGTAATTTACCATGAAGATTATTTTGAACATCTCCACACCAAACGACTTGTTTTAGATGATCGAATACCATTTCCAGTATCAACATTCAATAGAAGCTATAAATATCGCTCTTATGGTTACGGATTATGCAAAGAAAGCAAAGTGAAGCTTATTAAAGCAATTCATGATTTATCCGTTATTAATGAAGATGAATTAGGGTTGTCCCTCTATGATGGAAAGGATTAAGGGACACGTGCCAAAAAACCGCCCCATTTTCGCATTGTAAGAATAATCTGGATAGATTATGCGTTTATAACTTGAAACGCAATACAGGGAAAAATGTGGGCTTATAGGAGAAACGACTATGTTTGAAAAAAAGAGTCTCAAAAAAGGAGATGAAATATATTTCTCTGGCCATGGTTTGATGACAGTTATTGATATTACAACCGAAGATATAATTGTTGGAAAAAATCAATATGATAAAAAAGGTGCAAAATTAGATTCTTTGAGAATGAGCAGAATAAACGGTCGCTTATACTCAAGAGGATCACTTCAAACTGTCTATGGGGAGTAATCAGATGTCATATAGATACAAAGGGAAGTTAATCTTCCCTATTATAAAAATAAAGCCAGTATCTTTTAAGCAGTTGCAGCAGAAGTACCCGGTCTTTGAATTATGCATTCAGAAAGCGTATGACGTTGATCGACTTAAAGTCACTACTAAGAAAATCAAAAATGGAACTTTTGAAATCTTAGATGGATATGAAGAACTGACCGGGGGATTGATTATCGAAAGCGAGGCGGCCCATGGATAAACTTGAGTTATTGGTTAGTTTGCTAATTGTAGCAGCAGGAAGTTTTATCATGGGCGCATCTTGTGTTGCTATACAGCTTGAAAAAGTGAAAAGGCAGCGTGATGAAGCGTGGAAAAGAGCGGGGGAATTGGATAAATATGACGGGATTAAAAGATATTAAACCAGTAGCGACTCTAGGCGGCGAAAAGTTATATAGCGCAGAACAAATGCAAGAATACGCAAAAGCAAATTGTTGGGAGTTGATTAACTGGTATGTTGAAACTACTGGTGACGTTAACCACGCAGCAGAAATGAAAATATGGATGGATGATGAATTTGGAGGACACGAAAAATGACAAATTTATATGATGAAACAGTCACGATTTTAGAAAGACACGATAAAACAATTGCCGATATTGAATATATTGGTAGTTCAGAGACAAAAATTAATACAAATAAAGCGCTCGAATTGATGAAAAAAACGAATTATGATAGTGGTTATGGCGGTCAAAAAATAGCATACAACCTAATGATTAAAGGGAATGGTTTCATCATGACACGAGGGGAATATGACGGCTCTGAATGGTGGGATTATATGCAAACAGACCCGTCTTTACCGCAAGTAGAGAGAGGTGTTAAAAGTTTTAAAGCAAACATAGGCTGGGACAGCTTAGAGGAAATTAATGGCTTGGAGGACACGAAAAATGACTAAGTTTGAATTACCTGAAAAACCAAAGAAAACGAACACGTCAGAAGACTTTAATAATTTGAGAAAAGCCGTTGATGAGCTGGATAAGTTCGATTATACATGGAAAACGTATGCTAATAAAGCTGACCGCAGAATCAATGCTGCAAACAAGTATATTGAAGAATTAGAACGAGAAAATCAACGGTTGATAGCTAACACAAGACCACAGCAAGCCCTGCCAGTCGTGCCTGAGTGTGTGGCGGAATACATAGAAAGATGTAAAAGTTCTGACTGCGGTCTTATATGGGCTATTAGACCGGATAGAGATGCTAATGATAATTCAGAAGAAGTTTATGATTGGCTTTTTCCAAATGGAGTCAAATTACCAAACGGTATGTACCCAAATCCATATGAACCAGATAATCTTGTCCGACCAGATAAAGAAAATCAGATAAAATTTGTTCGTGCATGGCTAGACGGCTACACAGTCGAAAAACCGCAGCTGTTCTATTTGAAGGCTAAAGAGTTGTTAGTAGTCGGTGATTATGATCATGTTGAGGATTTATGGCTCGATTGGAATAAAAATTTTACTCCTAAAAAACAAGATGCTCATAAATTCACCCAGCAAGAAATCGACAGCATGCAAACTGGGAGCTATGAACAGATTGAGGTGGAAGAATGAGCGAAAGATTTGTAGTTAAAGCGCACAAAAGAAATGATGGTGTTTGGTGGTATGTATGTGATACTCATAAAATCCCCAATGGTACATCAAGACTTTATAAAAATAAAGGTAGAGCCATCGAAGTTATGCACGAGAAAAACGCAAAGTTTGGATGAAATTTTAGGAGGGATTGGATGATATGACATTTGCAATTTATAAAGGAGAAAAATTCCTTGATGAAGGTACAGCTGAAGAACTTGCAGAACGCTTTGGTGTAACTCCAAAAACTATTAGATGGTGGGCTACACCGACTAGCCATAAGCGAGATAAAGGAAATCGCAAGACTGCGGTTAGATTGGATTGAAATGACATTATATCCTAAACAAATCAAAGGTATCAGAGCATCGAAAGTTCCGGTTGGAACAGAAGTGAAAGATGCGTGTGGGAATATCTGGGTGGCATTTGAATCTTACCGTAACGAATCAATTTCAGGAATTGATATAAATGGGGATTGTGATGTTGGTTGGAGTATTTCTGGAAATTCTTTTAGGTTGAAAAATACAAAGGAAGGAATAGGAGATTGGAATGACAAAAACAAAGCTGCAAATCATGCGTGAGAAGAAGGGGCTGACTGTTAGAGAACTTGCTGAGAAGATGAGTGAAAATAGGCAATGGCTTGGTAATTACATGGCAAAAATTGAAGCAATTGAGCAGGGAGCTTCAATTCATTGTTTCTCAGATTATGGTATTAAGCATCTTGCACAGGTCCTCGGCTGCTCGGTAGATGAATTGGTGGAGGAGTGAAGGTGGAAGACTGTATAATTTGCAACGAACAGACAAAAGATAATATTTGCGATAAATGTTACAAAGAAGCCATGAAAGAGAAAACAGAGTTTATTAAACATCTATTACTTGATGGTTTTTATAAAAAAGAGGATAAAAAGCCCGAACTCAGCATACCGAAGAAGATTGCGGAGATGCTAGATGTGAGTTTTGATTTTCAACCAGAATATCATGAAGATATCTCTTGGATTGCCAGTAACATGGATGTTTTATCAGATGATTTTCATTATAACGAGTTCTATACTTGGTTAGATTCTGGTAAGGATAATTACAATATTGCGCTCGCCTACCTCGCAGGCAAGGCGATCGGTGTTGAGCTTGTGGAGGTTGAGGGATGAAAGTAAAATGTGAGTTGTATAATGATAATTTTCAAAATAGAAAAAAATATAATATTCCACGTGCGCAACTTGTGATTGCAGATATTCCGTACAATTTGGGGAATAATGCTTTTGCAAGTAACCCTAGTTGGTATGTTGGTGGTGATAATAAGAAAGGTGAATCATCAAAAGCAGGCAAACAATTTTTCCCAAGTGACAAGAACTTTAATCTTGTGGAATATATGCACTTTTGTAGTAAATTGCTTATCAAAGAGCCTAAAGAACGTGGAAAAGCACCAGCTATGATTATGTTTTGCTCATTTGAGCAAATGGCTCCACTAATCGAGGTCGCAAAACGCTATGGGTTTAAAAAGAGTTATCCATTAGTATTTGTAAAGAAATCAAGTGCCCAAGCACTAAAGGCAAATATGAGAATTGTTGGTGCAACAGAATACGCTGTAGTTTTCTATCGTGATAAGTTGCCTAAGTTTAATAATGCTTGGCAACAAGAAGAAACAGGTAAAAAGATGGTTCTTAATTGGTTTGAATGGAAACGTGACAGCGTTAAGCAAATTCCTAAGATTCATCCAACTCAAAAACCTGTTAATCTACTTGAACAATTAATAAAAACATTTACTGATCCAGGGGATGTGGTAATTGATCCCTGCGCTGGGAGTGGGACCACACTTCTTGCAGCTAAAAAGAATGGACGCCATTCTTATGGTTTTGAAATACACAAGCCGTTTTATAAAGCAGCAGTTGAGCAGTTATTACCAAGTTTTGATTATGAAGAACAATTAGATTTATTTAAAGATATTTCATGAAAAAAACAACCCATTTTAACCAAAATTAAAAAGGCCTTATAAAGGCAGTGATTACAAGGGAGTACAGCTTATAAAGCCACTTCCGATTATATTATATATTTACCATAGTTAAAGGAGAAATAAATGATTGCTCAAGAAAAGGTTGATCAATTATATAACAAGATTAATCTGAGGATTAAAAAGTGTAGAAAAGAGCGCCATGAATTAGGTCCAAGAAATCAATTTAACGAAATTGATAAAGCAGCATATATAGAATACACTGGTGAAATTGAAACATTGCAGTGGGTGCAGAATTTAATATCAGAATTGAAACTGTGAGGTAGCCGAATGAAAAGCAATGTTGATTTAAAAGGAAAACTTTTAGGTTATGTTGATCTAGATTGTCCGAAGTGCAAACGTCACCGAGTTGAAAAATTCGAAAATGGTGAATTGAGATGTGAGAAGTGTGAGTGGAATATCACTCTTGAAAAATATGAACCATGGGAGTTCATAGATAATAATGAGGTAGTCAAATGAAATCAAGCTGGAAAAAGCAAAGGCTTGCTGTATATTAACAAACAAAAAAAGCCCGCTGGAACGGGCTTAGCAATTAATACTTTCTATCTAAATTATACCACAAAAGGAGAGCTTGATACATGGCAGATAGATTAGATAATTTACTTAGTGACTACATGACTGGAATGCTTCAAGTTAAAATTAATTCAAGGGAACGCTGGATCACTCGTGAGAAACATGAGGAAAGAATCGGTAGTGGTGGTAGTAGTTCAAACACTGCACCGCAAGAGCGCAACTATTTGATTAAAGAAGCTGACAAAGAACTTGGTAGACTTAATGACCAGAAACAAACGCTTGATGAATTAATGGAAGTTATACAAGGAACAATTGCAAAGGATATTATTATTGCTAGATTTAAGCACAGAATGTCTTGGCATAACGTGGCTATCAGAGTATGCTTAGAAGAGAGTACAGCTAGAAAGCAGTATGATTCATTTAAAAAAACTTTGAGAGATGGATTATGGAGAGAAACTTTAGACTAATTTCACTTTCCTTTTTATTCACGTTTTATTCACGTTTATATCCTAATTTAAGTGCGATAATGGTAGCATGAAGTTATCAGCGAAAGCAAACAAAATGTAATTCGTTCGGTTGGATATACTTCTAAGCTTGTCAGGGTTCGACTCCCTGACTTGCTATTATATTTTATTACAGGTTGTCCAATGGGCAGCCTTTTATTGTTGGAAAGGAGGAGAAATGGCAAAAGCTAAATATGAAGAATGGCTTCTGGAAGAAGGACTACTCAAGATTCAAGGCTGGGCAAGAGACGGCTTGACAGAGGAGCAAATCGCTCATAATATGGGGATTGCTGTTTCAACTCTGGGTAATTGGAAAAAAAGCCATGTGGAGATTTTGGAGGCCCTAAAAAAGGGTAAAGAAGTTGTAGATATTCAAGTTGAAAATGCTTTGCTTAAACGTGCTTTAGGTTATGAGTTTGTTGAAATCACAAAAGAATTAACGGATGCAGGTTTATTGGTAACAAAAGAAGTTACTAAACAACAAGCACCAGATACAACAGCGGCCATTTTTTGGCTTAAAAATCGAAAGACTAATGAATGGAGAGACAGAAAAGAAACGCAACTGTCTGGTGAGGTTTCGGTTTCAAATCCTTATGAAGGCTTGACAGAAGAAGAGCTTAGAAAGTTGGCGAGCCGTGATGGATAAAATAGCGCTAGGGGCAAAAATTGAGCTATCTAAGCGCTTTTTCTTTGATTACTGTAATCTCATCATGCCAAGCTTTTATAAACGTGAGAGGGCTTATTTAGTGACAATGTGTGAAGAATTTCAGTCATTTCTAAATGATGATGAACACGATGTTTTGGTTTTAAATCTTCCGCCACGTCACGGAAAGTCTCTCACGCTCGGTAAGTTTGTAGAATGGGTGCTTGGTAACGACCACACGAAGAAAATCATGACTGGTTCATATAACGAAACTTTATCTACAGTCTTTTCTAAAAATGTTCGTAATACGCTCCAAGAAGAAAAAGCAGACGAGAACAAAATAGTTTACTCTGATATTTTCGATGCTGCAATCAAGTATGGAGATGCTGCTAAAAATCTTTGGAGTTTATCAGACGGTTATAACAACTATCTGGCAACTTCTCCGACAGGTACTGCAACAGGTTTCGGTGCTGACATTATTATTATTGATGATGTTATTAAGAATGCTGAGGAAGCTAACAATGCGACTGTCTTAGAAAAACACTGGGAATGGTTTGTTAATACCATGCTTTCACGTTTGGAATCAGGCGGAAAGATTATTATCAATATGACTCGTTGGCATAGTGAAGATTTAGCCGGACGAGCTTTGCGTGAACTGCCTAAGAATGGCTATCGAGTAAAGCATATTAATTTTAAGGCTTTCAATGAACAAACGAATGAAATGCTTTGTGATGATGTTCTGACACTTGAAGATTATAAGCGCAAGGTAAAAACAATGGGTGCTGATATTGCCAGCGCCAACTACCAACAAGAGCCGATTGATGTCAAAGGTCGATTATATAGTGAGTTCCAAACCTACAATGCTCGTTCAGAGTACAAAAAGATTTGGAATTACTGCGATACTGCAGATACTGGGAAAGACTATCTCTGTTCAATTGTATGGGGAGAAACCTCAGACGGTTTTGCGGATGTGTTGGATATTATTTACACTCAAAAGCCGATGGAATACACAGAAAATGCTGTAGCAAATCAATTAATTAACAACAGAGTAAATGCTTCAAGAATCGAGCGCAACAATGGCGGTCGGTCTTTTGCTCGTTCTGTCAGGGATAAGATTCAAGGCAAAGTTGCTTGTGCTGTAGAAGATTTCTTCCAAGGAAATAATAAAGAAGCCCGAATTTATTCCAATAGTTACTGGATAGAACAGCACGTTCGCTTTCCTGATGACTGGCGGACTCGTTTCCCGGAATACTATCAAGCAATGACAACTTATCAGCGTGAGGGTAAAAATAAACACGATGATGCGCCGGATGCAACAACGGGTATTGCTGAGACAATGACAACTCGTAAAGCAAAACTAAAATCTTTCAAAGGAGGATTCTAATTGAAATACAAACCACCTAAATTAATGACATTTCCAAAAGATGAGCCAATCACAAACGAAGTGGTCACAAAGTTCATGGAAAAACATAAATTGGAAGTTGCTCGGTATGAGTACTTAAAAAATATGTATCGTGGGATCATGGCCATTGACGATGAGCCAACAAAAGACCCTTGGAAACCTGACAATCGTTTAGCTGTTAATTTCACTAAATATATCGTTGATACTTTCACAGGCTACTTCAATGGGATTCCAGTTAAAAAGTCTCATTCAGATAAAGAAATACTTTCTAAACTACAAGAATTTGATAATCTGAACGACATGGAAGATGAAGAGTCAGAACTTGCAAAGATGGCTTGTATTTATGGTCGAGCTTTTGAACTCTTGTATCAAGACGAAGAAACAAAAACGAACGTAATTTACAATAATCCTGAAAATATGTTCATGGTTTACGATGACACGATTAAACAAGAACCTTTGTTTGCAGTGCGTTATGGGTACAATGACGACTATAAACTGTATGGGGAAGTTTATACCAAAGAAACAACCTATGCTTTAAATGGAACCATAGGCTTTTATAATATGACTGAACAAGCACCGAATCCTTTTGATGATTTGCCAGTTGTAGAGTTCTATTTCAACGAAGAACGAATGAGCATTTTTGAATCTGTTATTTCATTAGTCAATGCTTTTAACAAGGCTATTAGTGAAAAAGCAAATGATGTTGATTATTTTAGTGATCAGTATTTAGCATTCTTAGGTGCTGCAGTTGAAGAAGAAGATTTGAAAAACATTCGTAGTAACCGTGTCATTAATTACTATGCCGATGGTGAAGGCAAAAATGTGGATGTTAAATTCTTAGAAAAGCCTGATAGCGATTCTCAAACAGAAAATCTATTGGACCGACTGACTAAATTAATCTTCCAAACAACAATGGTTGCGAATATTTCTGATGAATCTTTCGGTTCAACAAGTGGTGTTTCGTTAGCTTACAAACTTCAAGCAATGAGTAACTTAGCTCTGTCATTTCAACGTAAGTTCCAATCTTCTTTGAATAGTCGATACAAACTATTTTGTGAGTTAAGTACGAATGTTTCAAATAAAGATGCTTGGAAAGATATTGAGTACACATTCACTCGTAATGAGCCTAAAGATATTAAAGAGCAAGCCGAGACTGCTAATATTCTAAAAGGGATTACTAGTGAAGAAACAGCTTTGAGTGTCATTTCTGTCATTCCAGATGTTCAAGCTGAAATGGAAAAAATCAAAAAAGAAGAAGCTTCTACAGCTATCTTTGACAAGGATAAGCAACCTAGTGAGAATGAAACAGAAGTTCCTGAAACGAACGAGGAGGTAACTAATGCCCAAGATTAAAGTTGAAGCTGTAGTTAAGCAGCGCCTGTTTTACAGATTCAGTATTATTAAAATAAGATTTATCTCTTTTTTCAATAAGCAACTTGCATCTAATATGGCCGATGATTTGATTAAAGATATTGAATCTAATTTCAAAAAATACTTTCTGTGCAAGGTCAAAACGCCAAAGGAGTGACTTATGAAAACTCCTGATTACTGGATTAAACGTGAGCAAGCGTGGCAAGCCGAGCAAATCAAAGATGATACCAAACGCATGAAGCAAATCATGGATAAACTTTTTGAAGCTCAAGAAGCCATCCAAAAAGAAATCAATGCCAACTGGCAGAACTTTGCGAATAGTCAAGGAATTTCTATTAGTGAAGCCATGAAACGTGCGGATAAAATGGATGTCAAAGCATTCGCCGATAAAGCTAAGAAATACGTAGAAGAAAAAGACTTTTCACATCAAGCAAATCAAGTGTTGAAACTTTATAACTTGACTATGAGAGTGAATCGTTTAGAGCTTCTGAAAGCAAATATTGGCTTGGAATTGATTGCTGTATTTGACGATTTGGACAAATATTTCTCAAAGAATTTGACTGGCGCAGCTCTCACAGAATTTGAAAGACAAGCCGGAATTCTTGGTTTAAGCGTTCCTAAAGGTGGGTATACAAGCTTAATTGAATCAGTTCTTAACGGAAGTTACAAAGTCGAAGGATTTGCCAGTTTCTCTGACAAGCTTTGGCAGTATCAATTTGAATTAAAAGCTGACATTGAAAAACTTCTTATTCGTTCAGTAACTGGTGGAATCAATCCCAAAGCACTAGCCCCACAACTTAAAAGGCTGATGACTGAACAAGGAAAGCTTAATGCCACATACAACGCACAACGATTGCTTGTATCAGAAACAACGAGAATTCAAACAGCTATTCAAGAAGAAAGCTATAAAAAAGCAGATATTGATAGCTATGAGTATATTGCTGAACCGTCAGCTTGTCATATCTGTGGAGCATTGAATGGTAAAATATTCAAGCTTAAAGATATGTCGCCTGGTATTAATGCACCTAATATGCATCCGTTCTGTAGATGTAGCACAGCACCGCATGTTGATGATAAAGGTTTCTGGGACGATTTACTTGATAGCAAAGTAATCAGTCAAGACGAATATAAGCAAGCTTTTGATGACAGGGTAGAAGCTGACAAAGCGATTGAAGAAGTGCGCAATAAAAGAAAAAACAACTAAGCGTTTGTCACTGACAGGCGCTTTTCTTGTCCGTTTCCGAACGTTGTGGACACTAAATAAAACACGAGAAAAATCAGACTCCCAAGTCTTTAAATGCGAGTAGGAGGAACCAGAAATGGAACAAACAGAACTTTTACCCCTTAATTTGCAACTGTTCGCAGAAGAAGCAGCCGATGAGACGTCTGAAGCTGGTTCAGAAACTGGAACAGAAACAAACGAAGAAGAGCAACAAGAACAATCAACTGACAATGACAAAATTGTCGAAAAGCTTCAAAAACGAATCGGAAAAGAGCAGGCTGAAAAAAATGAAACAAAAACACAGCTTGACCAAGCGCTGGCTCGTATCGAAGAACTTGAAAAAGGTGGCAAAAAGTCAGTCAAAGAAAAATCTGACGAAGAAAAAGCTGCCGAACTTCAAAAAGCTAAAGACGATGAGATCGAAAGCCTTAAAGCACAAATCAAAATTTCAAACATTACAAGTCAAGCTGATGAAGTGTTGAAAGAAAGTGGAATTGCTTTGAGTGCTGCTGAATTAGGATTGTTAGTTGATGTTGATGAAGAAAAAACTTACAGTAATGTAAAAACTTTCCTCAATTTACTTGATAATCAACGCTCACAATGGGAAAAAGCACGAAACACAGGAACAACGCCTAAACGTGTTCCGGGTAATAATGATGTCGATGTTTTCAAACAAGCGGCAGCCAAATATTAATAATAGGAGATCTAAATTATGGCAATTAAATATTTCACAAAACAATACGCTGGTATGTTACCAGACCTTTTCGCAAAAAAATCAGCTTTCTTGCGTGCTTTTGGTGGAGTTCTTCAAGTAAAAGATGGTGTCACTGAAAATGATACTTTTATGGAACTCAAAGTAAGCGACACTGATGTAGTTATCCAAGCATATTCAACTGATGCAAATGTTGGTTTTGGATCTGGAACAGGTAATACTTCACGCTTTGGTCAACGTAAAGAAGTTAAGTCAGTCAACAAACAAGTGAGTTACGATGCTCCTTTGGCAATTAATGAAGGAATTGATGATTTCACAGTCAACGATATCAAAGACCAAGTTGTAGCAGAACGTTTAGCACTCCATGGTGTGGCATGGGCCCAACATGTCGATAAATTGCTTGGTAAACTCTTATCAGATAGTGCTAGCGAAACGTTGACTGTAAAACTTGATGAAGATTCCGTGACTAAATTGTTCTCAGATGCTCATAAGAAATTTGTAAATAACAACGTTTCTACAGCAGTGCCTTGGGTTGCTTATGTTAATGCTGATATCTATGACTTGCTTATTGACTCTAAACTTGCAACAACTGCTAAAAACTCAAGCGCAAACGTTGATGAACAAACACTTTATAAATTTAAAGGTTTTATTTTATCTGAACTTCCTGATGAAAAATTCCAAACTGAAGAAGGAGCTTACTTTGCTGCTGATAATGTTGGTGTAGCTGGTGTCGGAATTCAAGTGACTCGTGCAATGGATTCAGAAGACTTTGCAGGAACAGCACTTCAAGCCGCTGCAAAATATGGTAAATACTTGCCAGATAAGAATAAAAAAGCAATTCTTAAAGCCAAAATAACAAAGTAATTGCCCCTAAGAGCGTAACGTTAAATAAAACAACGTTATCGCTTGCAGTTGGGGCAAACGAAACATTGACAGCAACTGTTTTACCAGAAGATGCAGAAGATAAAACAGTAACCTTTACTTCAAGCGAACCTACAATTGCTACGGTAACACCGAAACAAGGAAATGTAGTAGGTAAAGCTGAAGGTAAAACGAAAATTACTGGAACAACAGCTAACGGATTAACTGTTACATGCGATGTTACCGTAACTTCTGTATAATAAGGAGTAATTTATGGCTATCACTGATGATTTAAAAAAGCTTTTGGGCGGTTCATCGGATGAGCGCTTGGAAGTAATCGAAAAACGCACTCGTGAACGTTTATTGCTGATTCTTGGCTCTGACATTAAAGAAGTACCGGCAGAACTAGAATATGTTGTTTTGGACGTTTCCTTGAAGCGTTTTAATCGTATCGGTCAAGAAGGCATGCAGTCCTACTCACAAGAAGGATTAAGCATGACTTTTTCAGAATCTGATTTTGATGAGTATGCCGATGAAATTGAATCATGGCGAAAATCAAAAGAAACTGAGGGAAATCAAAAAATTGGGAGGTTCAGATTGTATTGAGATATTTAGATGAAGTTACTTTTATCAAAGAATCGCCCGACTCACATTATGACCCCGATTTAGGCGAATGGGTTGAAAAAGAACCAACTCGAGCAGTATTTAGTGCAAATATCACTGATATTGGAACTGATAGAAGTATAAAAGTTTTTGGAGATATTAAACAAGGGGCAAAAGTCATGCGAATGATGCCCCTTTTTACTATGCCAGAATATGATTACATTGAGTTTGATAATAAAAAGTGGGCTTTAACGACTTACCGTAATCCGAGTGAGCGAAACACTTTTATTTTGCAGGAGGTAAGTCAATGAAAATAACTGGAATTGATGCCTTGCAAAAGAAATTGAGAGAAAATGCCACGCTTGATGATGTCAAACATGTTGTAAAAAGCAATATTGTAAGCATGAACAAGAATATGCAAAATCTTGCTCCTGTAGATACAGGAAACATGAAGCGTTCAATAACCAGTGATTTTACAGATGGAGGGCTTACGGGAACAACTCAACCTCATACTGATTATGCTGGATATGTAGAATATGGGACACGATTTCAAGCTGCACAGCCATTTGTTAAGCCGGCTTTTGATGTTCAAAAGAAGGTATTCAAAAATGATTTAGAGAGGTTGACAAAATGATTAAAACTCGAGACCAATCTATTTTTGACGAATTGTTCAAACGAGTCCAATCATTGGGGTATACCGTTTATGATTATAAGCAAATGAATGAAGTGGGCTATCCATTTGTTGAATTGGAGAATACTCAAACCATTCATGAAGCAAATAAAACGGATATTAAAGGCACAGTAAGTCTTTCATTATCTGTTTGGGGCTTACAGAAGAAGCGCAAGGAAGTGTCTGACATGGCAAGCAATATATTTAATCAAGCATTGAATATAAGTGCCACAGATGGCTATTCTTGGGCTTTGAATTCACAAGCAAGTACCATTCAAATGCTGGACGATACAACAACACATACACCTCTTAAAAGAGCGTTGATTAACTTAGAATTTAGACTAAGATAGGAGATTTAATATGGCAGAATTAACAGCCAAACAAGGGAAAGATATTATCTTGCTCTATCGTGTGCTTAGTAAAGCATCAAAAGAAGCCGCTTGGAAACTTGCGTTCCAAACAGAACACTCGAATGAAAAAACTCGAGATTACAACACTACACCAACTAAAGATGGACCAGTTGGTGCTCTTGCAGAAGTTGAATATAGTTTGTCTGCCACATCTATTGCAGCAAATGGTGACCCACATCTTGACGAAATGGACCAAGCGTTTGATGATGCAGAAATTATTGAAGTGTGGGAAATTGATAAAGCTGAAAAAGCATCTGACGGATTAAACACAGGCAAGTACAAAGCTAAATATCTTCGTGCTTATCTTACAAGTTTCTCTTATGAACCTAACTCAGAAGATGCGCTTGAATTGAGTTTAGAATTTGGAGTGTTCGGTAAACCTCAAAAGGGCTATGCCACACTAACTGAAGAACAAGCTAATGTTGTTCAGTATGTATTCAAAGATACTGTTAAGGGATAAAGACGAAAATATTACTGGCTCTGCCTGGAGTACAGTTGTAGAAGTGACAATTTAAATACTATAAACAAAAGGCTAGAGATTCGCTCTAGTCTTTATTTTTTAAGGAGAAATCAAAATGGAATTAACAATTAATGAAAAACAGTATGTTTTTATCTTTGGTTACCGATTCATTAAGGAATTGAATAAAAAAAATGAAGTCACAGAGCGTGGGATGACTTTAAAAGCCGGCTTAGATAATGCTTTGATGAACTTCTTTAGCGGAGATATCGAAACACTTGTTGAAATGCTAAAAACTGCGAATGCAACAGAAAATCCTCGTGTCTCTGAGAAAGGGATAGTTGAATGGATTGAAGAAAATGGTATTGATACGCTTTTTGATTTAGTACTCGAAGAGTTAAAAAAGTCGGAATTTACCAAGAAGAAAACGTTGAATTTCGAGAAAGAAGTCAACAAAAATCTACAGTAACAGATTTTGACAAACTCTATGAACAAGTTCAGTTAAATTGTTTGCGTTATCTAGGGATTACCAACCTAAGAGATATAGAGCGCATGACCATTTCGGAGTATGAATTAAGGCTGAAAGCTTATAGGCTAAAAAGACTTGATGAGCAAGAATCTATTTACCAACAAGCATGGGCAAATTGGCAAGTTCAATCAACTAAGCAACAAGGTAAGAAGCAAGTTCCAGTTTATTCGACCTTCAAGAAGTTTTTTGATAAAGAAAAATTTGAAAATGATATTTTAGGAATTGAAACTTCGGACAGTACTTTTAAAAAGGACAAAAAACTAATTAACCTCATGAAAAAAGCAAATAAGTAAGAAAGGAGGAAAAACATGGAATCTTATAGTGTAGAAGCGGTTCTGAGTGCTGTTGATAAAAATTTCACCTCAACCATGAATAAAGCAGATAGTTCAATGGGAGGATTAGATAAAAGATCACAAAATACAAATACTTCTATCCTAGATATTGCTAAAGGGGTTGGAGTTTTTAAACTTGTTGATTCTGCGGTAGGTTTGGTTAGAAATTCATTAGATGGCGCTATAAATCGATTTGATACTTTGAATAAGTATCCTGTTGTAATGCAGGCACTTGGTTATTCTGCTTCTGATGTTGATAAATCAATGGCAAAACTGAATAAAGGAATTGATGGCTTACCTACATCTCTTGATGAAATTGTATCCAATACTCAACAACTTGCTATATCTACAGGAAGCTTAACAAAAGGGACAGATACAGCTATTGCGTTAAACAATGCTTTTCTAGCTTCTGGTGCTTCTACTGCAGATGCAAGCCGAGGAATGCAACAATATGTTCAAATGTTATCTAAGGGAACTGTTGATATGCAATCGTGGCGCTCGATCCAAGAAACAATGCCCGTTGCAATGGATAAAGTTGCTAAGTCTTTTAAAGACCAAGGTGTAAATTCGGTTAGTGAGCTATATGATGCTTTACAAAGCGGGAAAATTACATTCGATGACTTTAATAATCGATTAATTAAATTGAATGGCGGTGTTGGAGGATTTGCGGACCTTGCTAAGAAAAATTCAGCAGGGATAAAAACCTCGTTCTCAAATGTAAAAACAGCAGTAGTGAAAGGTTTGGAGAATGTTTTATCTGCAATTGATAACGGAATGAAGAGCGCTGGTCTTGGTTCAATCGCTGAGAATTTTGACAAGCTAAAAATTGTAGTTAATCAAGTTTTTAGTGCAATTACAAAAGCTATTCCACCAGTTATTAGTGTAATTGCAACATTTATCAAATTGATAGGAAATATAATTAATGCACTAAAACCGTTCTTACCCGTATTATTGCCAATAATTACAACTTGGGGAGCATTCATGGTTCAGCTCAAAGGTGTTGGAGCAGTTGTAAAAACTTTTAATCAAGTTAAGTCTGCAATAACAGGAGTGATGAGTACAATAAAAATATTGTTCGCTATTATGGCTGCGAACCCAATTACTGTAATCATTGGCTTAATAGCTGCCTTGGTAGTTGGTTTTATTTATTTCTGGAACACAAGTGAGGACTTCCGCAATTTCTGGAAAGGTTTATGGGAAGGAATCAAAAAAGCAGTCGATACTGCAGTAAAAGGAATCCAGAGCGCTTGGAATGCTACGGTAAAATGGTTTTCTGATACATGGAACAATATCAAAAGCGGAGCCAAAGGGCTTTGGGATGGAACAATCCAAGGTGCCAAAGATGCCGTTGATAGTGTTAAAAACGCTTGGAACGGCATCAAGGAGTGGTTCTCTAATCTTTGGAAAGGTACAACAAGCGGTTTAGCTAGTGCTTGGGATAGTGTAACAACAACCCTTGCACCATTTGTTGAAACAATCAAATCAATATTCCAGCCAATTCTTGAATTCTTTAGTGGATTATGGGGACAAGTCCAAACAATCTTTGCTTCAGCTTGGGAGATTATAAAAACGGTTGTTATGGGGCCAGTTTTGTTGCTCATTGATTTAATCACTGGGGACTTTAACCAATTCAAAGAAGATTTTGGAATGCTTTGGCAAACACTAGCAACAGCGATTCAAACAATAGTCCAAACTTTTGTGAATATCGTAGTTGGATTTTACAATTCATTTTTCCAAACTGTAGTTAATATCTGGACAACAATTGTAAACACAATTCAAAGCCTTTGGGGAGCTTTCACAACATGGGTCATTAATATGGCTAAGTCTATTGTTGACGGAATTGTTAATGGTTGGAATGCCTTCAAGCAAGGTACCGTTGATTTATGGAACGCAACTGTTCAATGGGTCAAGGACACTTGGTCTTCATTTAAGCAGTGGGTTATTGATTCTGCCAATGCTATTGTGAACGGAGTCAAACAAGGTTGGGAAAACTTGAAACAAGGAACAATTGACTTGTGGAATGGTATGGTCAACGGTCTCAAAGGAATTTGGGACGATTTGAAACAAGGCGTTGGCGATCTGATTGATAATGTTGTAAGTATCTTCAATACCTTGAAAAACATCAACTTGCTAGACATTGGTAAAGCCATTATTGATGGTTTTGTAAATGGCCTAAAAAGTGCCTGGGAAGCGGGTATGAAGTTTATTGGCGGAATTGGAGATTGGATCCGTGAACATAAAGGACCGATTCGAGTCGATAGGAAACTCCTTATCCCAGCAGGGAATGCAATTATGGGTGGTCTTAATAAAGGGCTCAATAATAGCTTTAAGACAGTTCAAAATAGCGTGCTTGGTATGAATGATTTCTTGGCCAATGCAATAAATGCTGGTGGTTCTGTAAATATCGGTGCAAACATTCGCAATGCGAACAATTCAATAGGGGGTACAATAGCTCATGAAGTGAATTTAAACAAAGGCAAGCAACCTGCCCAAATCAATATAAGACTTGGTAAGCAACAGTTCAAAGCTTTTGTAGAGGATATTTCACAAGCACAAGGCTGGGAAACGGCCACAAATAATCTATACTAGGAGGAAAAATGTATAAATTTAGGGATACAACCAAAAGGAAACATCAATCTGAACATATCTTTATTCCAACTAGTGCCATGATGTATAAAGGGACATTTATAGAACGTCTTATTGAAGGTTATCAGACACTTTCAGTTGAAGGCAGAGAAATGTACTCCTTAAATCATGAAATGCAAGAACTACAGTGTGGAGGAATTATCACGAACACAAAACTTCCTCCTCGTGTTCTGACCATCAAATATAAACTAGAGGACAAAGACTCGGAAAGCTTACAAAATAAGTTTGATGAGTTGATGGCCTTTTTATTTTCTGAAGAAGATGTGCTGATACAGTTCAACGATGATTTAGAGTATTTCTTCAAAGGGCGTTATCAAGCTGCAGACCAAGTGCTAGGTGATACAAATTCAATCATTTCTACTTTTACAATAATCTGTGGAGATCCCTATAAGTATGGTAAGGAACAAGTTTCTACAGGAAAAATTCTCGGGAACCTTCCTTATCCTGTAAAGCCAGAGAGTTTAAAAGCAACGATGACAGCTTCCTCTTTGAAAATTACAGATGGGAAGTATGTGTTAAAAGCTTCCGGTGCGAAAAAAGGAAATGTTCTTTATTTTGACTTTAAAACAGGGAATGTTTTAGTAAATGGGAAATTGAAAAATGACATCCTTGATCTCAATTCAGATTTTAAAAATATTCGTTTGAGAACAGGTTCGATATTCACTGATGAAAATTGCGACATAGAAATAAAGTATAGAAAGGCGGTGCTGTAGTGGCAAACGTTCTTTTTTTGGATAAGTTTCAAAAAGTAATGAAGGGTTTTGACTCTGCAGAACTTTCGGAATGTATTCAAACAAGGGAAATTACAACAAATGCTTCTGAGCTAATGAACGATAGTCTTTCTCTATCTTTAGCTTATGAAGCGTTATTAGAAGAAGCGAGTTATATTGCTTTAAATGACTCAGGAAAGAAAGAATTCACGCTTTACCGTATTTTGAAAAGTAGTGATGAAGAAAATATTTTGAGCTTCGAAAATATTAACTTTGCGGTTGATGAATTAGACAACTTTATTATTAAGGATGTCCGTCCAAATAATAAAGCACTGCCGCAAGTTATTAATCAGCTTCTTAATGATTCTGGCTGTGATTGGAAACTTGGAGTGTGTGAAGTAAATAAAAATATCACTAGTAATTTTTATTATTCTTCAATGCGTGAAGCCCTAAAAGCGCTCCAAGAATTTGGCTGTGAATTTACTTTTACAGTGGAAATAACAGGAAATACGATCACAAGGAAAATCATCAATTGCTATAACAAGATTGGTAAAGTCACAAACAAACGTTTTGAGTATGGCGAAGATGTTTTAAAAATTGTCCGTGAAAAAGACAGAACAAATATTGTTACTGCCATCATTGGACGTGGTAAGGGCGAAGAAGTAGGAGATGGGTATGGCCGCAGATTAGAGTTTACAAATGTCGAGTGGAAGAAATCAAACGGCAAACCGCTTGATAAACCAAAAGGGCAAAACTATCTGGAATATCCTGCAATGACTGCAGAATATGGTATTCCTTCAAATGGGAAAATGTTACCACGGAAAACCGTGGTTATTTTTGAAGATATTGAAGATGCGAATGAGCTGTTACAAAAGACATACGAAACTCTTGAGTACTATAGTCGTCCTTTGGTCCAGTTTAGTACAGAAGTTTTAGGCGCAGATGCTATTGGTAATACTGTGACGATTCACAGAGGAGACCGAGGGTATCATTATCAGACCAGAGTATTTAAAGTTGTCACGAATTATGTGACTGGTCAAGTACAAGCTGGTCTCGGAGATAACTTGAGCGGAACTTCTATAAATAGACAAGTTTCAAATGTACAAAATAATATCTCAGTTTTAGACCAAAATAAAATGGGCTTCTATGAGTCCACTGAAATCGGGAAGTATCAAGATGATATTATGCGGGGTGCTGGAGCAGATGGTGGTTCTATCTACCTTGTAAACGGAAAAGAAGCCGGAGTTTCAAATTCTCGTGCACCGTACGAACAAGTTTTTATGGATGGTCCAAAGATTTCTGCGTCTCAGTATTTTATGATTCAGAATAATAAAGGGATTTCGTTTAAAAGATGTAAAAAAGGGGAGTGGACAACCATTCAACAAGTCCATGCAGGCGCAAGTAACACAGCTTGGACAACGGATGGAACTTTAAATGCAGGGTTTATTAGAGCTGGAATCTTATCGGGTATTCTTGTTCAAGGTAGCGTGATCAAAACAGCAGATAAAAACGATAAATATCAGATTGTCTTAGATGGCGGAAGACTTTCTTTTGAAGAATTTAAAGATGCTACGGGCCCTGATAATGCTCACGGTAAATCCTTAAGTGAATTCTATGTTACCTATGATGCAGAAAGTAACAAAGTTAATGGTACAGCAATTGTCCAACAGCCCGGTTATATCTTTTCTATTAATTGTGCCGATTCTGATGGTACCTCTAGGGCAGTCCTACAAGTTCCAAAGGATTCTACTAAAGAAAATAAGAAACTCAATTTATTTGGAGATATTAATATCACGGGTAGATTATTACTGAATGGTCAAGAAGTTGTCGCAGGCGGGGGCTCTGGTGGTGGAGAAGGAGAGTTTCCACCAGAAATTGTTACAGATCAAGAAAAGAATGCTTGGATTGTCTGGCAGTTCTTGAAGTCAAAAGGTTATACCGAACAAGCTGCCGCAGGTATTCTCGGGAATATGGACCAAGAGTCTGGTGTGATGCCAGATACAGACCAAATTGGTGGACCTGCTTATGGTTTGGTACAGTGGGACGGCTCAGCCTACCCTTTGGTTCCACCTGCAACATGGAACGGACGTGAATATGTCCAAAACTTGATGCGTGCCGCAGGAATTTCTGGAGACTACAAAATTGCTAAAACACAATCACAGCTCTTAGAGTGGTGTATGTTTAATGGGCAATATATCCTAACAAGTAGCTATCCTTATTCTGTTGCTCAGTTTAAAGGATTAACTAATATTTCCACAGCCACAACAGCTTTTGAAGCGAACTTTGAACGTCCTGCAGCGACTCATCCAGAACGTGTTCAGCTTGCGATTAAATGGTATAACAAACTTCACGGTTTGAAACCACCAACTCCAAGCGGAAATTTGAAAGAGCAGTTGGATAAATTCTACAACACCTATAAAGAACGTTACGTTCAGAATGGGCAGTGCGTAGGATTGACAACGGCATGGATGGCTACACTCACCGCAAATAAATACGGTATGACACCGTGGAATTCTCAAGCTTATAATCCAGATGGCTCTCCAACTTCTGGAAATCCACGCTGGAATTATGAAATTAATATTGGTGATGGAATTTCGGCTGCAACAATTGGTACATTTGCACCACCTCCAGGTTGGACAAAAATTATCCCTCAGAGTGCAGAAGATTGCAAAGCGGGGGATATTTTCTATGTCGGAACAGACAGTGGAATATCTACAGGACATACTGGAATTGTCTTTGAAGATGGGAAAAATGGGAGAGTTCCTACACTAGATCAGAACTTTCTTAATTCTCCTGTGAGATGGTTTGACGGTGGTCCAAGTAGTTCGTGGGGGCTTTATAACTGGTTCTGTATTTGGAGAAAGAACACATAAGGAAAGGAGAAACAATTGAAAAAATGGAATGTCACACTTTCCACAACGGAGCCCGATAACTATGTAGGGATCATTAATGTCCGTCAAGGAAATGTCAACAGTGAGGTTATAGAAGCACAAATTGTGCAAAATGGTTTACCTTTGGATCTCACAGACTGTACGGCAACTTTTCAAGCATTTCTAGGTGGGGAACACGTTGTGGAGCGTTCTTGTAAAATCATTGATTACAAGAAAGGAATTGTGCAATATACCTTTGATGAATACACTATGCAATCTCTTCATAGACAGAAAGCAAACATCGCTTTTTACAAAGGAGAAGAAGAGATTGCGACCACGCAAGATTTTACTTATTTTGTCATCCATGCTGTATCTAAAACACCTGGAGAGATGGGCTCTTATTGGCAAACTGCAGAAGACCTTCTCAATGACATGAAAGACTACCTCAATGCAGGAAAAGGAGATTTTGAGAATTGGTTTGATTCGGTAAAAGATATTTTAGAGTCTATTGATCCAGGTGGAGTTTTACTCGGTAAAGTTGTTGCTTTTGAAAAGCTCATTAGTGAAAGGGTGCCAAACGGTGCATGGTTCTTCATTGAGCATGATTCAGAGTATCAACCAGAAGTTAAGGTTACTTCTTATAAAAACCCAATAGGCACTGAAGAAGGTGGACTTGATACAGGTCCTTCTTTTGGTGGAGAAACTATTTCAGTTGTTCCTACATTTATTGGTTATGATCGAATGAAAATTAAAATTGATATTCCGAGTTCATTTGCTTTAGCAGGGGAAGTTGTTATTGAGGGGAATACTTTACTTATCATTGATGGTGAGAACGTCCTTAATTTTACTCTGGAAGGAGCAACTATTACTAATGGTGGAGTTACAAATAAAATATAAAGAATAGGAGAAAAAATGGCAAAACTTAAGAAAATCTATCGAGGCATGCAAAATGGTGCAGAAACCATTAATGAAAATTTCGTAGAACTTGACAGCTCATCTGTTCGAAATACAGGAGATGAAGCTATTGCAGGTAAAAAGAATTTTTCCGATGAAACGATACTATCAAAAGTAAAGACAGGTGGAATTCAAGTTACTAAAAAATATGAAGTTTCCAGAACAATTTACAATGATGCAGGACAAATTAATTTTGTTCGTATCGGTCAAATGGTGCAAGTCAATGTTCGTTCAGTACCTTCTGTTCCTGTAAATACTCGAATTTCAGGAGTAATCCCAGCTGGTTATCGTCCGCCGGCGGATTTTCTTGCCGGGACAAAAACAGGTAATCTAATTTACTGCTACCCAGATGGTGCAGTAGGTTCAGGAAGTACAGCTCTGGCTTCAGGGGATGGATATTTTTCAACGAGTTGGCCAACAATGGATGCCGTGCCGGCTGATTAATAAAAAGAAGGAGAAGGAAAATATTGGAAGAAAAAGCATGGCAAGAGGTCCTTGAACGCTTGGCCAGAATTGAAACGAAACTTGACAATTATGAATTGTTGAGAGAAAAAGCGGATAAAGCTTACTTAATGGCTTTGCATAATGAAGAGGCAATTAAAGAAATTAAATCAAATAACAAATGGGCATGGGGATTCATGATAACTATCGCTATTTCATTTGTTGGTTATTTACTATCGAAAATATAGGAGGGGAAATAATGTTCACAAAAACATTTTGGAAAGATACTGCAGAACGTGCAGTTAAAACATTTGCACAGTCACTGGCGGCAGTACTGACTGCAGGAGCTACTGGAGTACTTGATGTAGATTGGGTAAATGCTTTGAGTGTATCTCTACTAGCAACATTGGTGTCTGTTCTCACCTCATTCGGAAGTGGTTATGTCGGTGATAACTCAGCAAGTTTCATCAATCTAGACAAGGAGGAGTAAATGGCAGAATTAGAAAAACTCTATGATCCGCTTATTGGTCAAAAAGTTGGAAATGGTCAATGTGGAGCACTCACAAGTGACTACATGCGATATATGACTGATTGTAAATACCAATGGGCAGGAGAGCCAGGAGACGGGGAGTTGCCTCCTCATACTGATGCAGAGAGCGCTTGGAATGTTTATACTCAGACTGACTGGAATGCGATTGGATTTGAGTATATTAATAATCCACGAGCTGACCAAGTTAAAGCAGATGATACATTTTATATCTCCCCTCGTCCAGGATTACCTACAGGACACACAGGCTTGGTAGCAAGTGTTGTAAATGGTAATATCACAACATTTGAGCAGAATGTACTTGATGCTCAATATGTTCAAAAATTGCCAGGAGACAATAGCTGGTCATGGTATGATGGATTTGATGGTATAGTTCGTAAAAAAGCAGCACCCAAACCACCAAATAATAATTCAGAAAATAGCAATATCAAAGGAGAAGAAGAAATGATGTTATTAAAAATTGTAGATACAACAGGCCCACACAAAGGTAAATGGTTCATCTCAAATGGAACACATTTACGTTATATCCGTACCCCGCGTATGCTTGCGAGTTATCAAAATCAATATGCAAAAATGAATTTGAAAACCGATAACATTTACAGCTCAGAATTGTTCGGTAAAAAAGGTGAATTTGATGAAAAGAATGTAATCTGGTAAAAATACAATGTCCGGTCTATTGACCGGGCTTTTTTGATACGTGAAGTTAAAAAATGAGTAAGCAAAAGTTATCAAAAATTGTTATTTTTTATCATTTTTCTTGACATTGCCAAAATGGAGTGTTAAAATATCTTTAATCATAAAGACTGGTTACCCTTGTAGCCTAGAAAGAGGCCCCTTTTAGGAGGCCTTTTTTGATAGTATGGAGTAGACTTGGATACAAAACCTTTCACAACACTAGAACAACAGATTGCACTTCTTAAATCAAGAAACCTTCTTTTCTTAGATGAAGAGATGGCAGTTAAAGCACTTTCCACATATGGTTATTATGAAATTGTAAATGGATATAAAGATGTGATTTTAGATAAGGATCCTAAACATCAAGGAAAAGATGTGTTTATAGAGGGAGCAACTTTTGAACAATTATTTTCTTTATTTAAAATGGATAAAAGTATTGCAAATGCAGTTTCGAAAACTATGCATGATATAGAGCTTCATTTAAGGACTGCCGTTGCTTATACAGTTGCAAGCCATTACACTGCAGAGTATGAACAATATAGTCATCCTGACAATTTTTTAAGAGGAAAAACAAAATGGAATTCACGAAGACATAAAAATGAATCGGAAAGGGATGGCTTACTTCGTAAACTACAGAAAATAAAAGAAGATGATGTACAGCCGTTTAAGCATTATAGGGAGTGTCATGAAAATATTCCGCCATGGGTTTTATTAAAAGGAACTACTTTTGGGAACTTGATTACCTTTTATCGGTTACAAAAAGGTAGTATAAAAACAGAAATAATTTCAATGATGACTGACATCCCAGAAGAGCTTGTTACAGATGATACAAAACAAATGTTTATGGAGATGCTCTATTTATTTTTGGCTTATCGGAATAGAGCAGATCACGGAGGCCGAGTATACAATTATCAATCTGATACGTATTTCATGAAGTATCACGAAAGCTTTCACACACGAATAGGAGTAAGTAAAACTTCATTTAAAAAAGGAAATGGTAGGATTGGTTTGGATGTTCTACTTGCTGCAGCATCATGGTTTTCTACACATGGGAACCCTTTTCAAGATCTAGGACTTAGCATATACGGTTGCTTGCAAGATCACCTAAGAAAATTTCCGACAGACTCGGAGTTTATTAATATAAATACTGGAAATTTCTTTGCTCCTCTTCTTGAGGATATAGAACCAAGCGAATAA